ATTAATTTATCAGCAGGGAGAACTATTAATTTACATTCGTCATCTAGAACAAATATTAATGCTATTGATGCTGTAAACATTAGATCTGATTCTACAATTTATTTTAGTGCTGATAGTAATCTGCATCTAAAAGCAACTGGTAAGTTAATGATTAGTGGAGACTCTAATGTTGAAATAAAAACACAGACTTTTAAATTAGGTAGCACAACAACTGATATCTTAACAGGTGGCGCAATACATATAACTGCTACAGGTAATTTAGAATTTAAAGGATCAACTACATTAATAAGCTCTAAAAATAATACAGACATATTAAGTGGTGTTAGTACTAATCTAACCTCAAGTGATTTCCAAGTTAATGCTTCCGGTAGCGCAATAATAACTAGTTTTAGAACTCACTTAGACACTGCTGGAAATGTTGTTGTTGGTGCTGGTGCTATACATTTAGGAGCTTCAGGAAACATCATTGCTAAGGGCGCACAGGTACATCTAAATGGTCCTGCTCCTGATACTCCAAATACTGCTACTACAGCTAAACAAGCTAACGAAGCTACTATAGCAGGCGGTGCCGAATCTGCTCCTAAATTGGTCTTATTTCCTGTTCCAGGTGTAGGTCCTCTTATTGTTAAAAGAGCACCTACACAGGAACCATGGGATCATCATGAGAATACTAATCCAGCAGGATTTACATTTGATCTTACTGACAGAGAATCATCGCAGATGCCATATGCCAAAGATGGACCAAAGATTGAAATTAGAAGTTCGTCAGACATTGAAAAAGTCCCTTCTGAACAGGGCGGTAATGCTGGGTATAATGGGCAATCGAATGAAGGCGCAGCAGGCGGCGGAATTGGAAACAGTCGTCGACAATCAAAGCTTCCACCTGAATCATCTAATTCTACTACTGAAACTATTAACGAAGCACAACTTGCTAGGATGCCTAGTGAATGGACTAAAGACCAAGATTTCCTTAGTGCTGTACAAGCTCTTGCTAAAAAGATGGGAGCTAAACCTATTGAGTTGCTTGCACTTATGAGTTTTGAATCAGCGGGCACAATGAGTCCTTCGATTACTAACAGTTTAGGTTATACTGGGTTGATACAGTTTGGAAATTCAGCTTGTGAGACATTATCTAAGTACTATAAGATTAATCCACCCTTAACTACTTCTATGTTAAGACAGATGAGTCGTGCTCAGCAGATGGAATGGGTTGACAAATATTTTAGTTTCTGGATAAAAAATAAAAATGTAAAACCACCAATGACATTAGCACAGATGTATATTCTAGTAGCATTGCCTGGGTATGTTAATGCTCCAGCAAATGAAACTCTTGCCGGACCTAATGGTCCTAACTATCCTATATGGAAAGCCAATCCAGGATGGAGAATAGGCACTGGTGATGTTATTACAAGAGAATCAATCGGAAATGCTCCACGTAAGCATATTCCTCGTGTACAAGGGCTGTTAGATAGAAACGGTGTAAAATTTGAATAGGAGCAATTAAATGTCAATCCAAGGTTATAGAAATCCACAGATAGGATCTGGAAATACTTCAAAAATGTTTCTTCCAAGGACATATAAAGGATTTAGTACGGTTAGTACTGATTCTATCAAAGGGTCTCTATATGATCTAGCTCTAATAAAGCAAGATTTAATCAATCAATTCCATATTAGAAAAGGTGAGAAATTAGAAAATCCTAACTTCGGCACAATTATATGGGATATGTTATTTGAACCCATGACTGAACAAGTAAAATCTCTAATAGTTAATGATGTTACAGACATAGTTAATAGTGATCCTAGAATTCAATCAATTGAAACTATTGTTTCTGAATTTGAACAAGGCCTACAGATTGAACTAACATTGTTATATGTTCCCTATAACATACAAGAAAACATGCAATTTTCCTTTGATAGGAATAGCACTATGATCTAATAAAACACCATATTTTAATTAAAATAAATAAAGTAAATGGGATGCTCGATAAATGTCAGTAACTAGTCGCCAAAATAATGTATTTCTAGCAGAGGATTGGAAAAAAGTATACCAATCTTTTAAGAATTCCAACTTTACTAGCTATGATTTTGAAAATCTACGCCGTGTGATGATTGCGTATCTTAGAGAAAATTATCCTGAAGATTTTAATGATTATATTGAATCTAGTGAATATATTGCCTTAATCGATCTTATCGCATTCTTAGGACAGAGTTTAGCGTTCCGTATTGATATGAATGCCCGTGAAAACTTTTTAGAATTAGCAGAGCGTAGAGAAAGCATCTTACGACTCGCACAGTTAATAAGTTATAATCCAAAACGTAGTATTTGTGCCAACGGATTACTTAAGGTTGAATCTGTTTCTACAACAGAATCAATAATTGATGCTACAGGTAGGAACATACAAAATATTGAAGTATTATGGAATGATATGACAAACACTAATTGGTTTGATCAGTTTATTAAAATAGTTAATGCTTCAATGATATCAGAAAATGAATTTGGTGTACCAGGTCCTAGTGATTGGGTAGACGGCATTTGGACTGAGCAGTATACGATTAACAGTAATATTACAAACTTACCAGTATTTCCTTATTCTAAAACAATTGATGGAAAATCATATACATTTGAAGCTACAAGCACAATTGTTAGTACAGATCCAATTACAAAATACAGTATAATAAAAGAAGATGCTCCACTAGTCAATAATCAAGTTTCCTTTATATATAGAGATGATCTTTCTGGGTATGGTAGTATTAACACTGGATTTTTCTTCCACTTCCGTGAAGGGTCATTACAACAACAAGATTTTAGTTTAACTAATCCTACTACTAATCAGATAGTTAGTGTAAATGATACTAATATCAATGATAGCGATGTTTGGTTGTATTCACTAACAGATACTGGAACTGAATCTACATTATGGACTAAAGTTCCTGCTATTGTAGGAAATAATATAATTTACAACAGTATTGACAAGACTATTAAGAATATTTTTAGTGTACAGACAACAGCTAACGATTCGGTTAATTTAATATTTGCTGACGGTGTATTTGGTAATTTACCAAAAGGATCTTTCCGTTGTTATTATCGAACATCTAATGGTATATCTTATATTATTAATCCTAAAGATATGCGTAGCATTGTTATCAGTATACCTTATTCATCAGCATCGGGATCTTCTGAAACGATTAGATTTGTTGTATCGTTGAAGTCATCTGTAACAACAGCAACAGCCAGTGAATCAAATGATGAGATTAGATTAAACGCTCCATCAACTTACTATACCCAAAATAGAATGATTACTGGCGAAGATTATAATTTAGCACCGCTGGCTGTTAGTCAAAACATAGCCAAGATTAAATCAATTAATCGCACTTCGAGTGGAATTAGTAGAAATTTTGATATTATTGATGCTACTGGAAATTACAGCACTACATCTGCTTTTTGTACAGATGGAATTTTGTATAGAGAACCAATACAAAACAAATTTGAATTTAAATTTAACTCACGTACTGATATTGATAATGTTATAGTAAATGAAATTGAGCCTATAACTAAGCTTCCTATTTTACGTGATTTTTATTATGAATATTATAACAAAGTTACATTATCAGATCCGTTTCCAATTTTTAATCAAGTAACTACTAGCTATAATGAAACCAGCGGTTATTTTACTAATAATATCGGAGATAAATTAAAGATAGGTTCTTTTACTGGCGATACTATCAAATATATTGAACCCGGGGCTTTAGTTAAATTCACAGCACCTTCTGGAAAATCTTTTAAGAATGGTAAGATAGTAACTACAAATATTACTGATTTAGGTCAAACAGATCGACTATGGGCTAAAGTAGTATCAGTAGTTGGTGATGGAACAGCTGATAATAAAGGAAAGTTAACATCTGGTATCGGACCAGTAGTTTTCAATATACTGATTCCAACAGGTGCATTAGTTAATCAAATTATACCAAAATTTTTAGGATATATTCCTAAAGATATACAATCATTAATGATGGATTTAATTTTTAATTATAAAAACTTTGGATTGAGATATGATCTAGTAACTAGATCTTGGAACATCATACAGGAGAGAAATTTAAATCTTTATGATGGTTGGAACCCTAGTTCTTCTGGCGATAATACCGGAAATAAATTAGACAGAAGTTGGGTAATCGCTTTAGAAACTAACGGTGAAAAATATACAGTAACATATAGAGGCTTAGAATATTATTTTGAATCTATTATTGAAAATCGTTTTTTCTTTGACGGAACAAGAAAAGTATATGATAGCACTACTGGTAAAGTACAGAAAGATAAAATTTCTATATTAAAAATCAATAATAAGCCCGATTCTACATCCGGATTAGGACTTGATTATCCTTGGCAAATTATTGGTAATACTATTGAAAATGATGGATATATCAGCAGCAAAGCTGTAAAGGTTACTTTCTGGGACGACAATGATGATGGTATTGTTGATAATCCTGATGCTTTTGATTTAATAGTTAATCCTAGTGCATCTACATTTGATGCTACAGACAACAAAAACTATGTAAAGAATTTTATTTTCTTTGAAAAATATACTACTGACAATTACGTAGAAGATTATCGATATATTACAAATGATGACGGAATGTTTATTATTAAAGATTTAGAAACTTCAATTGGTAATTTAATGTCATATACAGACGGTCAATTATTTTATTTTTATCAAAGTGATATGATAAAACAGTTTAACAAGTCGACAAATTCGTTAATTGTATCAATGGATTATTATGCTGTTATGGGAAGACAGGGAATGTATTTCCACTACCTACATAATGCTGATTCAACTACTAGAATTGACCCAAGTGCTACTAATATAATTGATTTATATGTATTAACAAAAGATTATGATAAAAGCTATCGTCAATATCTCAACGGTGTTATTGATTCTCCACCATTACCTCCTAGTAGTACTAGTTTGAGATTAATGTATGGAAAAAATCTTGATATGATTAAAAGTCTTAGCGATGATTTAATTTATCATCCAGTTAACTATAAAGTATTATTTGGGAAAACAGCAGATTTGAGATTACAAGCATCTTTTAAAGTTGTTAAAAACAACGAACAAGTTATAACTGATAATGATATTAAAGCAAGAATCATAATTGCTATCAATGAATTTTTTGTGTTAGATAATTGGGATTTTGGCGATACATTTTATTTTAGTGAACTATCTGCTTATATTATGAATAAGGTTACTCCTTATATAACAACTTTTGTTATTGTACCAACAAACAATAATCAAGTATTTGGTAGTTTACAGCAAATAACATCAGCACCTAATGAAATTTTTATTAGCGGAGCTACAGTCAATGATATTGATATAATTCCTGCCATAACTGCTACAAGATTAAAAGCATCGGGTTACATAGTAACTACATCAGTTGTTGATATTCACAGTACTAATATACAAAGTTCTACAAGCTACTAAATGGAGTTTTTATAGATAAATGGCTCAAAATAATCAAGATGAATTTCCACTTCCTACTGGTTCTGAAAACCAAATAACTAGACGAACTGCTAGGCATCTTCCTAGTTTCTTTCGTACGGATTCTAACAAGAAATTCTTAGGCGGTACATTAGATCCGTTAACTCAGCCAGGAAAATTAACTAGAATTAACTCATATGTTGGTCGTAGAGATATTCCAAATTATAATTTTAGTGACAATTATATAGAAGAATCTACAAATACTAGACAGTATTATCAACTAGAACCATCATTCGTTTATGACGATACTGTTTCTGGTAAAGTTAAATGGTATGCTGATTATGTTGATTATATGAACAGTTTAAAGTATTTTAATGTTTATACAGGAAACCATAGTAATTTAAACAAGAGTGAATCATATTCTTGGGATCCTAATATTGATTGGGACAAGTTTGTAAACTACAGAGAATACTATTGGCTTCCTAACGGACCAGATCCAATAACTATTTACGGTGAGAATGAATCAATAGTTTCAACATATTCAGTAACTAGTCGTTTAGATAATGACAATTCTGTTTATATATTTTCTCCAAATGGTCTTACAGCCAATCCTCGTTTAACTCTTTACAGAGGTCAAACTTATAAATTTAGCATTAATACTAAAGGAAATCCATTTTGTATCAAATCTAGACCAGAGATAGGTGTAAGTTATTTTTATAATGTTGGTATCAATCAACAGTTAATTGATACTGGAACTCTTGAATTTACTGTTCCATATGAAGCTCCAAGTGTACTTTATTATCTAAACAATAAAGATATTAATTCAGTTGGAATAATAGAAATTAAAGACATCAAAGAAGCAGCATTCCTTGATGTTGATCTAACGATATCTGGTAAAAAAACATTTACTAGTTCTAACGGTGTTGAATTTATTAACGGACTTAAAATTAAATTTTCTGGTAATGTAGTTCCTGAAAAATATTCTAAAGGATACTGGTATGTAGAAGGTGTTGGGAGTAAGATTAAATTAATAAACACTGCTGATTTAAACACTCCTGTAACATATGGTACTACTGTAGAATCACCATTTGATGCGCAGCCATTTGACACATCACCTTGGGAAATTGCTGAGAATTATTCTGCAACTAAAGATTATATGGTTATTAATAGGGCATCAGTAGATCGAAATCCGTGGTCAAGAAATAATTGTTGGTTCCATATTAATGTAATCGACACTACATCAAAAGCTAATAAACAAATTTCTTTATTTGATCAGAAACAACGAGCTATAAGACCAATTATTGAATTTTCTTCTAATATAAAGTTATTTCAAAACGGTTGGATTGCTAAACAGGATGTTGATCTCGTAGATACAAAAACAACAGATGTATTTTCAACTATTGAAGGTAGTACTGATTTTTGGATAGATGAAGAAAAAATATATCCTGGATATCGTATTTTGTTTACAGCAGATACTGATAACTTAGTTGCTGGAAAAATTTTCAAAGTAGTTAAAATTTTTAATGCCAACGAGAATAAGATGCAGATATCACTGCAGAGTGTTGATGACACAGAACCATTAGAAGGACAAGTTGTTTATGTTACAAAAGGAACAACTAATAAAGGAAATTCTTACTATTTCCAAAATGGTGTTTGGTCTAAATCTCAAACAAAAACTAAAGTAAATCAACCACCGTTGTTTGATCTATTTGATGAAAATTATAATAGTTTTTCTGATATAACAGCTTATCCTTACAATAATTTTTCTGGTAATAAGATATTCAGTTATCAAATTGGAACAACTGGAAAAGATGATGATCAGTTAGGATTTACGTTAGCTCATAGGGCAATTAACAATATTGGAGATATTGAATTTTCTTTTGATTTACAGAAGCAATCTTGGACGTTCCAGGAAAATAATATCTTAAACACTGTGTATTCTTATACTGGATTTGTTAGAAAATATAACGATAATGCTAGTTTTTCTTACTCTAACGGATGGGTTCGTACCTATAAAGATTTAGAACAACCCGTTGTGAGAATATTAAAAGTAGAGAGTGAAACAGATTTAGTTCCAATTGATGTATATGATGATAGTTCTAATTTAATTGGTTTATCAATAAGAGTCTATTTTGCTAAAGAGAATGAAGTTCCTAAAAAAGTAGATCCTGCGACAATTTCATTTGAAGTTATACAAGGATACTATTATATAAAATTCTCTTCATTACTACCTGTTAATTCTAAAGTTATATATAAGGTTAAATCTAGTGCTAGCAAAAATACCAGAGGATATTATGAAATACCTCACAACTGGCAAAATAACCCATTAAATGAAACTATAGATACATTTACATTTGGTGAAGTTTCAGATCATGTTAGTACTATTATAGATAACATATTACCTTTCAGTGGTAATTTTCCAGGAGTTAGTAACTTAGCTAACTTAGGACCAATATCTCAATATGGTCAAAGATTCTTACAACATGCTGGATCAATGCCTCTTGCTGCGTTTGTTCTAAATGACAAGCATGCCAATATTGTAAAATCATTAAGATATATCGCTAAGAAATATACTGCTTTTAAGAAAGAATTTGTACGATTAGCAACTACAACAGCCGTTGACGGAACTATTGCTGAAATAGTTGATTCTATATTAACTGATTATGGGTATTCAAAGTATGTTAATACTTTTGCATTTTATTATTCAGATATGGCCGCAGCAGGCGCAGCTTCTGTAAGAAATTATACTGTAGTTGATCCAAGGCTTCCAGTATTTGTTATCGATAGCATTTTTACACCAATGACTACTAGTAAAAGACAAATACTAGTTTACGTTAATGATGTTCAATTAATTTACGGAATTGATTATAATTTTGAAACTACAGATGCATTTGTTAAGATATTATTACCACTAACTGTTGGAGATAAGATATTAATTAAAGATTATTCCAACACTGATGGTCGTTCATATATTCCTTATACCCCATCTAAACTTGGAATATTTCCAATTTATGTTCCTAGAATTTATATTGACGATACGTTTGCTACACCAACTAAGGTCATAGAAGGACATGATGGTAGTATCACAGTAGCGTATAATGATTATCGTGATGAACTTATCCTTGAATTAGAAAAAAGAATTTTTAATTCTCGTAAGGTCGAATATGATCCAAGTATCTTTAATATTAATGATGTAATTGGCGGATATTATAGAAAAACTGATTTTTCTCCAATTGAAATTAATAACGTATTAATAGGAGATTTTCTAAAATGGAATTCTATAGCTGATTTAGATATTAGTAGCAATGAATATTACATTGAAGAAAACTCATTTACATTTAACTATAACAACTCTTTAGCACCAAATAATAGAGAAAATTTATATGGTTATTGGAGAGGCGTTTACAAATATTTTTATGATACTGATCGTCCACACACTTGTCCTTGGGAAATGCAAGGGTTTACTATTAAGCCTACTTGGTGGGACACAGTATATGGAGAAGCTCCATATACTAATGAAAATAAGATAATGTGGGATAATATTGAAAAAGGACTAATTGCTGATCCGTCATATAGTAGGATAAATCTTAGATATGTTAGACCCGGATTAAGCACTTACATTCCTGTAGATGCTGACGGTAATCTTCTTAGCCCACTAGACAGTAACTTAGCACAAAATTTTTCATTAATCAATGCTAAAAATGATTATACATTTGGTGATCAAGCACCAGTTGAAACTGCTTGGAGACGTTCTAGTGAATTCCCATATTCGGTCGTTGCCGCAATGTGCGTCTTGAGAGGAGCTGAATTTATTGGTAAAATGTGGGATAGATTTACTATTAAACGAAATATAGCAGGTCAGATTTATTCTACAGTTTCGGGATTAAAAATACAACCTTCAAAATTAACATATCCAAATCAAGTAATTGGAAACATAAACGATACAACGGCTCCTGTTACAGTTACTTCCGGACTTGTAAATTTTATTGAAGAATATTTATTTGATGCCAAATATACAGACATAGATTCATACAAAGAAACATTAAAATATTTAGATTCTAAATTGTCATATCGTATGGCAGGATTTACAAGTAAAGAACAAATAAAGATTTTACTTGACAGTCGCAGTCCAAACGCATCTGGTACAGTATTTTTACCACAAGAAAACTTTAAGATATTTTACAATAAAAGTACTCCTGTTGATACTGTTTCTTATAGTGGAGTTATTATTGAAAAGATCGGAAGTTCTTATCCGCAATGGATTTCCGGACATCGTTATCATTCAGGCGAAAGAGTTTCATTCCAGGGAGAAGTATATCACTGCATCGCTACCCATACGAGTAATGCTAGTTCTTCCTCTACCGCGGTTCAACAGTTTAATGAAGATATTAATTATTGGAATAGAGAAACAATACCGAGAATTGGTTACAAAGTTAGAGGATATGATTCTGAAAAAAACTATTTTGAAATATTTGGATATCGTAACAGTCAAAATGATCCAATTTTAAATGTTGGTGGAATTTCTGAATCATACGTTGAATGGGTTGGAAATCAAGATCATTCTTTAGAAATTTTAACAGAAGCTCAAAAAGCAGTTATGATTTCTAAAAAGAAGTATTATACTAAAGGACAAATAGCTAAAGTAGGCAATACTGGATATTACCGAGCTTTAATTGGTCATACTGCTTCAATTAACTTTAACGATGATATTTCAAAGTGGGTTAAATTATCTAAGCTTCCAATCGTTGGAGGGGTTTCTGCGATACGTCGTTCTAGATTTGGAAAAATACCAATTAAAATTAATTACGGAACTATTTTTTCTACAGTACAAGAAATAGTTGATTTCCTATTAGGTTATCAAAAGAGATTAGAATATAACGGATTTATCTTTGACGATTATAATAAAGATTTAGATGTTCCATTGACATGGTTAACAAGTGCTAAAGAATTTATGTTCTGGACTTTACAAAATTGGGCAGCTGGTTCTGTTATAACACTAAGTCCGTCTGCTAACAGAATAAATTTTGTTCCTCAAATAACTGCTTCAGTTGATAATACTGATACTGATTTTTATGATTATAGTATTTTTAAAGCTGACGGATCTCCTCTTAAAGCAGATTTAACTGATGTATATAGAGAAGGTGCTGGATTTGTTCTTAAACCATCAACTGAAGTTAATGATGGAATATTCCATATTAGAGCCAATTTAGTCTACAAAGAACATGTAATCTTATTTGATAATGTTTCTATATTCAATGATATTCTATATGATAAAGTTCCAGGATATCGTCAAGGTAGATTAAAAATACTTGGATATAAGACAACAAACTGGAATGGTAGTTTTACTAGTCCTGGATTTATGTATGACGCTGCCGAAATAAATGATTGGAAGCCAAATACAGATTATATGATTGGAGATATAGTTAAGTTTAAGAGCTACTATTTTACTGCTTTAGTAAAAGTATTAAGTAAAACTGAATTTGATTATACAAATTGGAAACAATTAACATCTCCACCAACTGCTGGCTTAATTCCTAATTTTGACTACAGAGTAGAGCAGTTTCGTGATTTCTATAGCCTAGATGCTAGCAGTTTTGATTCAACACAGGAGTCGTTAGCGCGACATCTCATTGGTTATCAACCTAGACAATATCTTGCTAATATTATTAATGATGAAGTTTCTCAGTATAAGTTCTATCAGGGATTTATCAAGGAAAAAGGTACGCTCAATAGTATAACTAAACTATTTGATGTTCTACGTGCTAGTGGATGGAGCAATATTGATGTTAAGGAAGAATGGGCATTTAAATTAGGTGAGTACGGTGCTACTGATGCCTATACTGAAATAGAATTTTCGTTAGATGAAAAGAAATTTCTACATAATCCACAAAATATTAATCTAACACAAAACACTAAAGAATTTACAGATCTTTCTATCTATAATATAATCAATAATGAAGTTTCTATTAAGCCTAGCAATTATAATAGCAATCCTTTTAAAACAGTTAAAATTGATACGACAGAAAATAATTTTGGAATATTTAAGTATCAGGTAGCTGGATATGTTATGGATGAAGATGTTGATCATATTGTTATAAATGAATCAGCATTGTTAAATTATGATACATCACTTTTTAAAGAAAAAGATAAGATATGGTTAGGTTATACATCAAATAATGATTGGAATGTTTATGAATATATTAATACTGATATAAAAATTACAGGATGGACAGTATCTGATAATATTATTTCTTTAGCATGTAACGTCATACCTGATGTTAGTATTGATGATATAATAGTAATTTCAAATCTTGATTCAATTGATGGTTCTTACAAAGTACAACGTGTTTATAATAACATTATCGAAATCTATACATTTAATTCTACTATTTTTACAATACAGGATAATGTAACTTCTGGTGTAGTGCATTTATTAAAATCAGCTAGATACTCATCATTAGATGCTGTGTCGGCAAATAGATATAACACTAAAAATATTAGAGGAGAACTTATCTGGGTTGATAGCGATACATCTGGTAAATGGTTAGTATTACAAAACCAAGATGCATTTACTGAATCAGAAGTACCAGCTCGATACTTAGTTGAAAGCCAACAATATGGGCATACAGTTAAAGTTAGTGCAAATGGTAATTGGATGTTTGTTACTTCCTTATATAATGGATTTGGTAAAGTTAATGTTTTTAATCGTCCATCAAATGTAATTAATTGGAATTTAATACAAACACTAACATTACCTGAAAGTTACATACATTGGCCATCTAATAATCCAACAGTGCCTCGTACTAATACAAAATTTGGAATAAGCCTTGATGCTACTGATGACGGATATGTAGTAGTTGTTGGAAGTACTGATATTTCTAAATTAAAAACATATTCAGCTTATGGTGTTAATGTTGGAAGTGAAGTTGGAGAGTATAATGATACTCTACTTAATCAAGGTGCAGTTTTTGTTTACGTTTATGATACAATTAATAGTCGATACGAATTAGATGCTGTTATAGGATCGTATTCACCTGTTGCTAATGAAAAATTTGGTAGCAAAGTAAAGATATCTAATGATGGCACCAATCTCTGGCTATTTGTTTCTAGTAATAATCCTGGACCAAACGTTGGACAAGTACAAATATTTAGGAAGACAGACGGACATTGGAAAGTTAACGAACAGCAATACTTAAACTTTGATAATATATTAGAGGGAGTATCAGTTCCTTCGTTAGCTTCGGGCGGACAATACGGCTATGGATTAGATTGTACATCAAGCGCATCGTTAGTTGCTGTTTCGGCTCCATTTACTGGTGCTGGTTCTGTTTATGTGTTTAAGAGATTTAATTATGAATTTTATCTAACTGAAGTCATTAATTCAACTACAATGAATACTGGATTAATTCCAAATACAGTGAATAATACAGTATATCTTTATGATAACGATTATTTTGGATATAGTCTTGCTATAACAGAAAGATCATTATTTGTATCCTGTCCAAATAACGACACTAAGGGATATAATGTTGGTTCAGTCTTTGTATTTTCAAAGATAGTTAACAGCATAACAACTAGTAATATCTATCAGCTAGAGCAGTTTATCTTGCCTCCTATAGTTAATACTAGTGAACAGTTTGGTACAGATCTATCAATTAATCCATCTAACAATGTATTGGCTATTTCATCAAGAGGTGGTAGTAGTATAATACATCTAACTTTTGACAACTACTCAGATAGAATCTCATCATCAAGTTATGAGCTAGATCCATTCAGCACAAAGATTGAAGGAACTACTTTTGATGGAAACTCAACTGTTTACTATGACAAGACTCCATATACTGGTGCTGTTTATGTTTACAATAGATTTGATGATAAATTTATCTACGGAGACAGATTACGACCAGTTAACGATCTTGAATTAAACGATAATTTTGGTCAATCAATATCAGTAGTTGATTCTACAATAGTTGTTGGAACACCAAACAGACATGTCAGTGGAAAAATGTATGGTACAGTCTTTACATTTGATTTTACAGAACCAAGTTGGAAGATTAAACAGTCACAAGACTCTGTAGTTGACATTTCTAAATTTAAAAAAGCATTTATCTATAATACTAAGAAAAATACACTAATTGAGCATCTTGATTTTTATGATCCTGCTAAAGGTCGTATACCTACCATAGCCGAGCAAGAACTTAAGTATCAAACTTATTATGATCCTGCGATATATCAGTATGGTGTTCCAAGTGAAGTTGCGGTTGATGAGAGTATACCGTGGACTGATGAGCATGTTGGTGAATTATGGTGGGATTTATCTAAAGTAAAGTTCACTTGGTATGAACAGAGTGATTCAACATTTAGGAATAATAACTGGGGCCGTATATTTACAGGATGTACTATTGATATCTACGAATGGGTTGAAACTACATATCTTCCAAGCAAGTGGGCTGAGTTAGCAGACACTGAAGCAGGAATCGCATTAGGAATTAGTGGTATACCTAAGGACATTGATAATTTTACTTGGAGTAGCAAATATAAGTATGATCCAATTAGTGGTAGCAAAACAACTTTATATTATTACTGGGTTAAAAGTAAAACAATAATTCCTAATATCTATGGTAGAAAATTAAGTTCTGCTGATGTATCTAAACTAATATTAGATCCAAAATCAATGGGATATCATTTTGTATCCATAACAGATAAAAATACTCTATCATTAACAAACATCGGAAGCAAGTTAGTAGATAGCGATGTATCTTTAAATCTCCAATTCTATGAAGTTGAAAATACAGAATTATTAACACATAGAGAATATGTATTAATAGCCAACAATGATCCTGATACAATAATTCCTCAATCTATCGAAACTAAATGGTTTGATAGTTTAATAGGGTATAACCGTCTAGGACAATCATTACCTGACATGAAACTTAATCAAAAGCAACGTTATGGTAATCTTAATAGCCCAAGACAATCATGGTTTATTAATAGATTTGAAGCATTGAAGCAATTATTTACATATGTAAATTCTGTTCTAGCAAATCAGATTATTGTTGATAATGTTGATTTTTCTAAATTAAACAAGCATGATCCAGAACCAACATTAAATTCTGGAGAAATTGACGAAATTATTGATGTATTGTATGAGTTAAGATTTGTAGGAACTCTACGACTCAAGACAGCAAAGTTATCATTACAGGTTATTAATGGAAAGTTAGATAATGTGTTTATAGAAGACACCGGCTACGGATATGGTCGTAATAAAACTTATGCTATTAATGATCAAGGTACTGCTATTAGTTGGTATGGTCCAGAAGTTAATATCCTCGGAGTAGGAACTGGCGGATTTGTTCAAACTGTAATAGATGAACAAGGGCGTATTATAGAAGCAAAGATTATTAAATCTGGCATGAGATACGATTCTGATACAAAAATAGTTGTAAGACCATATACTGTACTAGTTAGAAATGATGAAGAAGCTAATAATGCTTGGAGCGTACAGACATATAATCCATCAACTCAAGAATGGAATAGAAGTAAAACTCAAGCATATGATGTACGACGTTATTGGTCTTATAAAGATTGGTATTTGACAGGATATGGACTATCAGCAGATGTTAGTTATCAGCTAGACAGAACAGTTGATCTTAATGGTCTTCAAGCTAAAGTTGGAGATATAATTAAAATTAATAATGTTGGTTACGAAAATTGGCTTCTATTAGAAAGAGTTGCTACTACTAACAGTTCGGATTTTACTAATGATTATCGAGTAGTAGGAAAGCAGAATGGCACTATTGAATTTTCTAATAAAATTTATAATCTAAATCAACAATTAGGTTTTGATACTAATTTTAGTTTTGATTTAAATTTCTATGATCAAAGCGCAACTACAGAATTGCGAATAATATTAGAAACATTACGAGATGACATATTAACTGATAAAAATAATAGGTTAAGAGAAGAATATATAAAAACATTCTTTAATAGTGTTTACTATGTTATGAGTGAGCAACTATATACTGATTGGTGTTTTAAAACTAGTTTCTTAAAAGTTAATCATAATGTTGGAACTCTTCGACAGAGAATAACTTTCCAAAGCGACGAAGTAGATAGCTATGAATCATTCTTAGACGAAGCTAAACCTTATAGAACTAAGATACGTGAATGGGTTAGTTCTTATCAGAGATTAGAAGAATCAGATTTAGGAATTACTGATTTTGATTTACCTTCTTATTATAATAATGATCCTAAATCAGATAGGATCGAAAGGACTACTCTTCTATCTAGTAATATTAATACATATCCATGGAAGAGTTGGTTAGACTATCATACATATAAGCTTAGTGATATAATATTAATGGATGGAGGAAAAAACTACACAACTACTCCTATAGTAATCATAACTGGAAATGGAACAGGTGCAAAAGCTTCTGCTTACATTGCCAACGGAAGTGTATACAAGATAGTTATAGATGATCCGGGTTACGGATATACTAGCACTCCTACGATTTTAATAAGCGGCGGCAATGGTAATGTTGAAGGTAATAGAGCTAAGGCATATGCTAGAATTGGTAATAGCTTAGTTCGAACTAATCATATTGCTATGAAGTTTGATCGTTATACTAATTCTTATGTAGTAAATGATTTTAAGCATACTGATTATTTTAGTGGAACGGGTAACCGATCTAAATTTAAACTAACATTTGCTCCTGAACCAATAAAGAACAAATTTACAATATTTGTTGATAATATTGAATATTATGGATCTCAGTACGAAATATCAATTGTAGAAACAACACATGATACTTACACAGCATTAGAAGGATATATCGTATTTTCTCAAGCGCCAATTACAGGTATTAACAATATTGAAATAACCTATAACAAAAATATCAAACTGTATTCAGCGGCTGATAGAATTGATTATGCTTATTCTCCAACTGCTGGACAATATGGTAAAGATCTTGCTCAGTTAATGACAGGTATTGATTACAGTGGAGTTACTGTTACTAGTATTGATTTTGAAGTAGGCGGAGGGTGGGATGTTCTCCCATGGGATGTAACTTCATGGGACAACGTACTTTCTAGTAATGATGATTTTATGGTTATATCTAATGGCACTACTAGAACCTTTACACTTCCATATGTTCCTGCTGTTGGAGAAACAATCAACATTTATCTAAACAATATTAGAATTGATGATAACGATAAACTAAATTCTTTTGTTGGAGACGGTATACATAATGTTATTACTTTACCAAGTGGTCCGTATGGAATACAGTTATCTAATGGTGATATGTTAAATTTCCGTAAGAGTACTAGTGATGGATCTATATTGCCTTCAGATAGGAGTTTAGTTGATTCTCTAGTTTCAGGTGGAGCATTTAGTTATTCATCAGCAACTGGTATTAAACCTGAAGACATAATTATTGACGGTGATGGATTCATTACAACAGATACAAGTCATGGTCCTGAAGAACTTGTACAAGGCCAAGTGTTTGATACTTTAGATATCAAAGTTTATCATACACCATCTTCGGGTGGTCCTAATGTTTATGTTAACAATTATACAAGCGATGGATCTACTCTAACTTATAAAATTAATCAACTACCAGGAACAAGTGATGGTATATTAGTATTGATTAATAATGTACCAGTTAAGTTTTCTATCAATTATATAGATAAAACCGTTACGTTTGTTGATACACCAGCAGCTGGATCTAAGATCGTTATTATTATATTTGATATAGCAGGATATGATATATTAGATCGACAGACTTATATTGGTGATGGATCTACTATAGATTTCTCAACATCTGCGATATATTCCAAAGATAATTTTACTGTTTTTATAACAGTTGATGGGATTGAAACAGGAACAAAAATTAAATCAGTAGCTGGGTATGTTACAGTTCAGTTTGCTACAGCTCCTGCTATTGATTCAGTTATTCAGATAGTAGTATTTTCTGGAACTATACAGAAATATAGTAAAGTTACAGATGAATATATTCCAATAGTTCCTGGTCAAAAAACATATACTCTATCTACAGTTCCAGCAAATCTTCCACCGTTATCAGCAAATGTTCTTGTTGTTATTGATGGTGAATATCTATCAGCTCCGGATTATAAAAATTATTTGTATAATGGAAATGATTTAGAAATTCTTGATCCTAGATATATGCCATACATGTTAAGTCAGTCAGATATTAATATGTACATTAACGGAAAAATTTTAATTCCAACACAAGATTTCCTATTAGATTCTTCTCAAAATTCTATATCTTTAGCAACAAATGTAGCAGTTAATGGTGATGAAATTATTGTAGAAATTATCAAACAAAATGATTATCAGATAATAGATAATCAATTAGTTCTTAGTGGAAACTACAATATTATTAATAAAAATAATATAACAGTAACTACATTTACTAATCATGATATAGCAAAAATTAAAAGAACTAACAAAGGATTTACATTCACTACTGGATATGATTTACTTGGATACGATTCTAATAGATATGATTTAATGACTGCTTCATTCAATACAAGTGGTATATTTGATCTTCCTAGAACAGTATCTAATACTAGTGGAGTATTTGTAATCTTAAGTCATAAGATATTAGCACCAAATATAGATTATGTTGTTCTTGATAATAGAAGACAAATTAGAGTAACTCTGCCTGAGTTATTGTCAGGTCATGACTACATAGAAATTATTACAACAAATGACCAAACCGTACAACCTAGTTTTGGATTTAAAATATTTAAAGACATGTTAAATAGAACATCTTATAAAGTATTAGATAAAACAAAGATAACAACACTTGCGCAAGATTTTAATATAAATGATACTAGTATAACAGTAGTTGACGGAACTGTTTTAACTACAGTTATTAATGATCAAACAACAGGAACTAAGCTTCCTGGAATTATCGAAATCAATGGTGAACGCATTGAATATTTTATAAAGAATGGAAATGTACTCAGTCAGCTACGTCGCGGAACTTTAGGTACTAGCGTTAGTATTTCAATTCCAGCAGGAACTAAAGTTTATGATTTTGGATCTAAATTGACCATTCCGTATGTTGATACTGAAGTTAAAAGAACTGCCCTCGGTGATGGAACAAATCAGATATTTGATTTTGATTTTGTTCCTATAAAGACTTCTACTACTACATGGTATAGAGATACTATTCCTAGTAACTTTGGACAGTGCGATACAATTGAAGTATATGTTGCTGGACGTCGACTAGTCAAGACTCCTACATATGTTTATGATCAAAATCTAGGTCAAGACAGCTATCTAGGTGCTGGTGACAAACAGATTGAAGCAGAATTTTCAGTAGATGGTGTTAGTAACTCAGTAAGATTAACAGTAGCACCAAATGCTGGAGAAATGGTAGTAATTATATCAAAACAAGGTAAAAAATGGCAAAAACCAAATGAAACTGGTCCGCTAGTTTATAGCACTACTGATATTGCTAGATTCTTGAACACTAAGCAGGTAGATTTACCTAAATAAATAAGAGAGTGAAGATTATGAAGACACCAGACAGCACACCTAAAAAAACCAAGGATCAGGATAAAGATATGAAGACACAGCCTAACGAAAAGGGACCTTTCCATATAGAAGGACATATTAAGATATTTGACCCAGAATCAGGACAGGTCTACATCAATAAGCGTAATGCTATCCATTATGAAAATATGAGTATAGCATTAGCACAAAGTATCGCTAATTCGGGTCAAGGTACTATCTATCAGATGGTATTTGGAAATGGTGGTACGATTGTTGATCCAACAGGTGTTATTACGTATCTAACTCCAAACAGTGTCGGAACGAACAGTACTCTCTATAACGAAACATACAAGAAGATCATTGATGATCGTAATGTTGGTAATACTGATCCTACTCGTAATAAAATAGATACTGTTCATGTTACTGGTGCTACGTACACTGATATTATTATATCTTGTTTGCTTGATTATGGTGAACCAGCAGGACAAGAAGCATTTGATAATGCTACTAATACTGGTGATTATGTGTTTGACGAATTAGGTCTTAGAGCATATGATCCGACAGCTGAAAATAATGAAGGAAAATTATTAACTCATGTAATGTTCCACCCTGTTCAAAAAAGCTTAAACAGGTTGATACAGATAGATTATACAGTTCGCATACAGAGCTTATCGGGGTTTAATGGATAATGTCTTACACAGTTAATTTTACAGATCAAACAAATAACGGTAATATTACAGTTAATGATAATACTATCAACACTGCTACAAGTTTAGGATTTCCTGGAAGAAATCAAAAAGGATATGCGGTTACAGTTGCTGAAAATTTCTTACACCTATTAGAAAATTTTGCCAAGATGACTCCCCCTTCAAACCCAATTGAAGGACAGTTGTGGTATGATACTTCTCCAGGTATAGAATCTCTAAAGGTTTACGATGGCACTAACTGGAAATCATCTGGATCAGTAAAGAAGGGATCTAGTCAGCCAGATATTGGCGGTAGTATCCTAGGCGACATTTGGGTTGATACTGCTAATCAACAGTTATATCTTTATAATGGAGCTAACTGGATTCTAGTTGGACCAACATTTAGTAGTGGTCTTCAAACTGGTGCTAAACCTGAAAAAATTAAAGACTCAACTACTGCGCAGACTGAACACATAGTTTTAATGAATTATGTTGACGATAGAGTAGTTTCTATATTAAGTAATTCGGAATTTACTCCTCAGTCTGGAATATCAGGTTTTGAGAATATCAAGGTAGGTGTAAACCTTAGTAGTAATTCTAATAAATTTTGGGGTGTCAGTGAGAAAGCAGAAAATCTTATCATCGGCGGCTCAATTATTCCTGCTGCTAACTTCCTTAGAGCAGATGTCCCTAATATAACTACTAAAATACTAACCGTTAAAAGTGATTCCGGATTAAATGTAGGTGGAGATTCACAGTTACAACTCCGTATAACTGAACAGACTGGAGTATTATATTATTCTACTCCAGGATCTAGATTTGATATAAGACTCAATGTTGGTTCAGGAACTCACGTTGAAACTACACTAATAAGTTTAGATGCTACTAGCGGACGTATTGGAATTGGACTAAATAATTTAGCTCCAGCAGAAACTTTATCAGTTAAAGGTACAGGTAGTTTTACTGAGCAAGTTAAAATTACAGATACTACTGATACTATCAATGTAGCAACGGGCGCACTAATAATCGACGGCGGAACTGTTATTAAAAAGAAATTGAGAGTTTCGGGAGAAATATCTGCTTCTTCTACTATTAATAGTTCAAACATACTTCCAATAACTAATAACACAGTTGATATTGGCTCAGTTGATTTAGTAACTCCATCTAATAATAAAATATATAGAAATGTCTACGCTACTACATTTAATGGATCGTTAATCGGAAATGTTACAGGTAGTGTAGTTGGTAGTGTTACAGGTACTGCAAGTAGTTTGATATCTAGTACTGTATTTAGAATGACTGGTGACGTAACCAGTTCTGGATTTAGCTTTGATGGATCAGCAACACTTGTTTCATCCGGCGCATTTGTTACTGGTCAACAATATAAAATCACATCATTAGCAAGAATTGATCCAATCACTAAAGCTCCTATTAATCCTACAGATTTTACATTAATTGGTGCTTCTTCAAACACTATCGGATTAATTTTTACAGCAACCGGTGTTGGATTAGGAACTGGTACTGCTACTACATCTACTGACAAAGTATTTACTACACAAATATCTCCAGAGTTTATAACTAATCAAAATCCTACTACAGTAACAGCAAATACTGACGAGATAATAATTAATAGACCATTTGTTGAAGGTGGTGATCCTTCTGGTGTATATAAAACAACTAAAAAAGATTTTGTAAGTAATTTGCCTGTTGTACCTGTTGGAGCTATTTTTCCATTTGCTGGAGCAGCAATTCCTCCAGGATATTTACTATGTGATGGCAGTGAAAAATTAATTGGTGTATATCAAGATTTATATAATGTTATTGGATACATATATACTCCAAATACTAATTCATTAGTTGGTTCAGGTACATTTAAAATTCCAGACCTAAGAGGAAGATTTCCTTTAGGTCTTGATAATATGGACAATGGTGATAAGGTTCCAGACAAGACAGTTACTAATACTATAAGTCTTATTGATAGCGGTGGCGGTCCTGCTGGACGTGTTAATGCTTCAACAGCAAGCGTATTAGGTCAAGTCGCAGGACAAGAACAGGTTACTCTTGATATTACTCAGATGCCAGATCATAAACATGATTTAAGCGGGTCAACTGGTGGTCAGTATTACGCAATTAACAATACATCTGTAGTTCCAACTGACGAAGATGCGTTCTTAGGAAAAGGCCCAACTGGTGCTAATCAAAGCCAATATATATCAACTACTGGTAATATTAAAACAAATCAACCAATTGGTAATGCTGTAAGTTTAATGAATCCATATATGGCTATTAACTACATAATCTATTCAGGGGTAATTATCTAATGACATATACTATTAATAAATCCGATGGAACAAAATTAGTTGATATTCTAGATGGTACAATTGATAATACTACTGATCTTAAATTAATTGGAAAAAATTCTACAACATTTGGGGAATCTCTAAATGAAGATCTTGTACATCTCTTAGAAAATTTTTCTAACTCTTTACCTCCAGGTAAACCAATAACAGGACAGTTATGGTATAATACAGCTGAATCGAGATTACAAGTTTATACTGGAACTACCAACGGATGGAGAGCAACTGGAGCACCAGTTGTTAGCCAAGAAGAACCTACTAATTTTATAACTGGTGATTTTTGGATTAATAGTAAAGACAGACAACTATATTTCTTTGATGGTTCAGCTCTAACATTAGCAGGACCAATATGGTCACATGGCCAAGGTAGAACTGGCTTTGTTGCTGAAACTCTTTATGACAGTTTTGGTAATTCTAAACCAACATTACAACTATTTGTTAATGACTCTCTTCTTGGAATTTATTCTTCGTCAGAATTTGATCCAGTTCCAGCTATTACTGGATTTACTACTATAGTAAAAGGATATACTTCGAGTTCAGCAGTTTCAAACTTGTTTAATATAACAGTTTCTAATGCTCAACAATTGGGAGGATTAAATGCTGCGAGTTATTTGGTAAGAGATAGCAGTAACGGAAATGTTGGATCTACAATGAGTGTTCCTCTTTCAATCGCTTCTAATAATGGATTAACACTTGGATCTACATCTAATGTTAAAATTAAACTTTCTGGATTTGCCTTACAGATAGAAAATTCTAGACAAAACGGCGATGTTTCAATTAGAACTACTAATGCTGGTGGTACGAATTCTAGCATTTATATTAATGCTAGTGCTGGACATGTTGGTATATTAACAGATAATCCTCAACAGGTACTTGATGTTAACGGTAATACTAGGATCAGAGGAGACTTTGAAGTTAACGGTAGAACATTAACAAAACCATTTGTACTCACACTAATTGATAATGATATACTCACTAACACAAATGCTAAAACAATTTTAATATTAAACGACATTGCTGATACTTCACTTTATTTAGATGGGCAAGGAGCATTTGTTCATTATCAGCACATCAATGGAGCAGTTATTACTAGATATAATAAGAAATTTGTTATAACAAATGGCGAATGGACCTTTGAGACAGATTTAAGTAGTAGTGTTTGATAAATAGCTTATAGACATGATTTAGGAGCCAATAGTATGCCATATCAATTAAATCGATATAATAGAGCACCGTTAGTAACTGTAGAGGACGGTGCTACTGATCAAAGTGCTACATCTTTAACATTTGTAGGTAAGAATTTTGCTGGATATGGCGGTATACAGAACGAAAATTTCCTTTATCTTTTAGAGAATTTTGCCAACGGAAGCGCTCCAAGTAATCCAATTGCTGGGCAAATTTGGTATGATAGTATCAATAAGAAATTAAAATTTTACGACCCATCTATTTCAGATGCAGATAAATGGAGAACAACTGGTGGGTCCTATGTTAGCGCAGTTTCTCCAACAACTACTCTTAATACTGGTGATTTTTGGTTTGATACTACAACAAAACAATTAAAAGCTTGGAACGGTACTAGTTTTACATTAGTTGGGCCACAAGCAGTTAGTGGAGCTAATCAAACTAATTTAGAAAGTATCTCTGTTAAAGATACTAATGGTAATTCTCATGCTATTGTTAAAGCAGTTGCTGATGGTGTTGTTACTTACTTGATTAGTAAAGATTCATTTACATTAGATAGCACTACTAATCCAATAGCAGGATTTACTTATGTAAATCAAGGTATAACTATAGTTAATAGTGCCGACGGTCACACTACAAGTGATTATAGATTTTGGGGAACAGCAAGCGATGCTGATAGATTAAACAATAGACCTGCCGAAGACTATATCTTAAATAATAGTGCGACATTTACTACTTTAGCCTCATTTCCAAACGCAGGTATTACAGTAGGTAGTGCTAATGATATAAAAATATTTATTGATGAAGCAAATTCAAATCTAGGTACTATTAAGAATATGGTATCGAGTACTTTATCATTTAAGGTAACAAATGTCGGAGCTGAAAGAGAACCATTAAAACTTTCTAATTATGATGTTATTCCGGGTGCTACTGAAACTTACAGTTTAGGTACAGCAGTTATTAAATGGAATCACATATATGGCAAAACAATACATGCTGATAGTTTTGTTGGAGCAATGACAGGAACATCTTCACAATCTGATACTTTGCTTTACAATTCTGGATATAGAGCAGCTACTGATGCTAACACTCCGAGTACTATAGTTGCTAGAAATTCAAGCGGAGATTTCGCAGCTAATGTTATTACTGCTACAGTTACACAAGCAAGATATGCTGACTTGGCAGAAAAGTATGATGCTGATGATGTCTATGATCCAGGAACAGTTGTTGTATTTGGTGGTGCTAGAGAAATAACAGTTACTAACATTGAAGAAGATACACGAGTTGCTGGTGTTATTTCAACTAATCCTGCTTACTTAATGAATGTTGAATCAGAGGGGTTAGCAGTAGCACTACGAGGAAAAGTTCCTTGTAAAGTTATTGGTCCAGTTAGAAAAGGTGATATATTAGTATCATCAACAACATCTGGGTGTGCTATGGCAAGTAATAGTAATAATCCATTAGCAGCATCTATAATTGGGAAGAGCTTAGAAGATAAGTTTGATTCTGACTTTGGTATTGTTATGATAGTAGTTACATAAGTAATTGAATGAATTAATAGGATGATTATACGATGGTCGCACAAAACGCAATAATTTACGCTGGTGATTACAATTCTATACAGACAAAGGTTGCTAATGTTTTAGGAACCGGTTCAGGTACATTAGGATATGGACAAGCTGTTACTAGCGCACAAACAACTTCAGGAACAGTTATAACTGCTGCTCCCTCTACAACACAGTGGACCTATTTGTATGCGGATATGCTAAAGATAGCAAATCATCAAGGTACTTCAATCGCAGCACTTACTACTGCTGTTACAAATAATGTCAGTTCTGGAAAATTAATACAAGCAGCTGATGTTAATTTGTTTTCTACTACAGCAGATACATTACAGACTAATGCGCTTAACGCTACTGATACAACAGTTATAACTACTATGCTTACCTCAACAAGAACAACTGCTTGGGGTTCTGGAACTCCAGATGCACCAATACAACATATTTTTACAGTCCAATTTGGAACTTATGATAATCTACGTTATTTCTTCAATTCAGGCGGCGCCATACAATTTACAGCTTCTAGAACTGGTGGAACTTCTGGTTGGGCACAAAATACCGATTGGACAAATATCTTAACTAATTCTGGTACTGTTACATATGGCGCTACTGGATCAACAAATTCTACTATCTATGGATCTAATCGAACTATTGCTTATGGGTCTCTCACATCATCTGCGCAACTTTTGTATACAATAAGTGGTACACAAGGTGGTGCCGATGGTGGATTATACGCAAATAACTTATATGCTATATCTGCTAGCGTAAGTGGATCGGTAATGACATTTTCTGTTGTATTTGACGACGCAGCTAAACAGAAATCAACTTTTGACTTTGTTGACGGTACTATTTCAAGTACAATTCTCATGAAGAAATCTAACACTAACTATGTGACTATAGCTTCGCCATCATTTACTACAACAACTAACCTATAATCAAAACTTGTTTTATCTCCAATAATAATATATAATTACTTTATTATTGGAGATTTCTTATGGATGACAGATTAAAATCTGCTCTCGATGTAGCAAATAGGATGGCTACATTTAATACACAAAAAGAACTAATCAAACAAGAGTATAAAGAAAAGAGCCTTTACTATGAAAATGGTCATCAATTTACGATTGACAGAGAACTTATAAATTTCCTCACCTCATTGATACAGATGGGGTATACTGAAGATGTTGTAGTTATTGATGATTTTGAAAATCCTTATATGATATCTAGTTTAGAAGATTTTCGTTCAGCTATTTTTTCTATATATTCTGAAACAAGCAATGAATATTATCACAAGTTTATTGAATTAAAGAAAAATCGTTCAGTATTAACTATGATAGGAATATAAATGTCATCAGGTGTTGTAATGTTTGCTCACAATAATCGAGAAATTGATTATGGAATGATGGCGTATGTTTCGGCTAGATATGTAGAAAAAAATCTAAAAGTACCTACTAGTTTAGTAACAGATTCAGGAACTGTTAAATGGTTAGATATGAAGGATCCTGGGTTAAAGAATATTTTTGATAAAATTATTTTAACCGACGATTTACCTCAACCTGAAAAACAAGATAAAAGATTTTATGATGGATCTTTAGATTATAAAAAAACATCTTTTAATAATGGATTTCGTGCTAACGCATATGATTTTACTCCTTATAATAAAACACTAGTAATCGATACTGATGTCTTAATTAAGAATGATAGATTGAAAAATATATGGAATTCTAATACTGATTTTATGATCAATTCTAAACATATTGATGTGGATCATAAACGAAACTATTCAGATTTTAATAGAGTAAGTGAATATACTGTAGATTTTTATTGGGCTACTATTTTTTATTTTGAAAAGACAGAATGGACAAACACTTTTTTTAATCTATGTAAGCACATATATGAAAATTACGAATATTATAGATTTATATACCAGATTTCTTCTCCTCTTTTACGTAATGATTATGTCTTTAGTATAGCTATTCATATAATAAACGGATTTAACAACAAGACTAAACCTCAAACATTACCAGCTGATATGTATTATACGATTGATAGAGATATATTACATCAAGTTAATTCAAATGGAGATCTTGTATTTTTAATACAAAAAGATAAGTTATTAGGTGAATACATTTTGGCTAAGACAAATACCCAGAATATCCATATCATGAACAAGTATA